AAACCTGTTTGCACTACCGTATATAGTATGCTATACTGTGTATGTAGATGATTCGTTTACGTTTTTAGAAAGGACTATCCCAATGGCACAGTTTAAATCGAGCCACAGTAATTTTTCAAACATTGAAAAAAACACTTTATTAGAAGTGATGTCTCAATTGAGAATATCCAGCCCAACTTTAAAATTTCATTACATCCCTAATACTGGAAAAGTATGGAGTGAGGCTGGGGGCGCTAATTTGGTTGTAGGTACTATTGAGGGAATTTCATAATGGCACTTAAAATCAAACCAGTTAATCACGGCACAGTCAAAGCCGACAAAAACCGCTACTGCGGCCCGTCAGTCATCAGCGCCATCACTGGCATGACCACTGGCGAGGCAGCGCGCTTAGTTCGCAGTCTCAGTGGCGTCAAAAGCGTCAAGGGGACTAGCACCCGCCAAGTTCGAGATGCCCTGCGCGACTGCAACATCGACATGCAGCGGTACAACTTCGGCATGGCTCTGAGCCGATCTACTGGCCCTACGCTAGCCGCTTGGTTGAGAGCCACCGTCAAAGAGCGGAACGCGGATCGCGTGTTCCTGATCGTCGCTGGTTGGCACTGGCAGCTTGTGCAGGGTCGCCGCTACGTCTGCGGTATCGTCGGTGATGTGGTCAGCATCAAAGACAAGAAGATCAAGCGCCGTGCGCGGGTTGCCGAAGTCTATGAGCTTACGATGACTGCGGCCAAGGTGGTCACACCGCCAGCGGCCAAGAAGGTCAAGGTGGTTGACCACAACGCCAAGGTTCGCAGGGAGCTGAAGAAGCTGACCAATCAGTACGGGTTTGATATCGAGTATGAGCGAGATTCGCATATGTACAGCGTATGGATGTCCGAGGAGGCAGAAACCCTAGCCCAAAATCTAGACCACCACCTTTGTGATAGCCACTACTGCGAAGACTGGGCTGAGATCGGCTCTAGGATTGGCGATATGGTTGAGTTTATGAAAGAACATATGCCAGCCAAGCAAGTTGCATAAAGCAAGGGGGCTTCGGCCCCCTTTTACTTTGGACGGATAAGTTACCAACCTTTTTTGCATTTAATCACTTGCTATACCGTATGTAGTAATATAGAAAGAATTTATAGATTTTTAGAAAGGACTACAAAATGACAAATGAAATTCAAGAATTTAAAGATGCATTAGCTCACCCGAAATTTTGCTACACTCGCGCTCGTAATCCAAGCCGCATGAACGGCACTTGGTCAACCAAAGATGATTTGGTAATTTATGTTTATTGCATTGGTAAAGGCGGCGTTAAAACTAGCCACGCTAATTTGCCTTACAATCAAGCAATCCCAATTATAGATGAAATGGAAAAATCTTTTCCTTTATCACCAACAGAAGGGTTGGGTACATACTAACCAAGCAGGGGCGGTCTTCGGATCGCCTCTTTCTTTTTAATCAAACCTGTTGTATTGTTTCCGCATCCCTGACAGCCGCATGGTGCGTCTGACATTTGCCACGACAGGAGAATCACATGGCTAATACAACTTTCTCAGGACCAGTGCGTTCTGAAGGCGGCTTCCAGCAAGTTACCAAAAACAACACAACAGGTACAGTCACACAATCGCAGTTTGCGTTGCAGACTGTTGCCGCCGCAGGCAACAACGTAGTTGACACAAGCGCAGGCGCAACCGCAGGCTTAAATAACGCCAGCCTCGACACTGGCGCAACAATCTTTGGCGTTGTGCCGAATATAACTGGGACAGGCGTTCCATCCGCAGGTACAAACACCTTTATCAATAAAGTTGGCGGCACGATTGTGACAACTATTCTTATCGACCTTCAAGGTGGATACACTGGTTCGGCCACGGCTGACCGTATTATTGGTACTGGCGTTAGTGCTAATGCGTATATCGCGGAACTAACTAAAGAAGTTAACGGCATTCCTATACTTCTTGAGTTTGGCTGTGTTGAAGTACCAGCAGGCGGTGATCCAGATATTAACGTAGACATCTCTGCTACAGGGACATCTGCATCTGGCGCAGCGGTTACAACTGGCACTCAGATGATGAACAACGGCGACCTGACTTTAGGCTATTATAACACCGTGGATGCTGGCGCAACTATGGCGGCTTTAGCTAAGAATTTTGTTTATCTAGTCCAAGGTTCTGCTACAAATGCAGCATACAGTGCTGGTAAAATTTGGATTCGCATCACTGGTATGAACGTAGATCACGCCAACGGCTAATGTTTAATTTGGCGGGGTTAGCGCCCCGCCCTCATTTGTAGGAGGCCAAGATGGGTATACAAACAGACGTACAAGTCAAATTTATAGCTGACGAAAATGCTGCTGATCCAGATCGTTTGGTGACAGTAGCTCGACCAAATACATCAGCGACTATGGCAGCAACAACCTTTGCAAGCGGCGGCGCTAGGAATGTTACTGTAACAACAGCAGGCACTAACGATGCCGGCAAAAAATGTACAATAACAGGCACAGATGTTTTCGGAAACGCTATTACTGAAGAGATAACATCTACAGGGTCTGCTGAAACAATTGCAGGCGCTAAAATGTTTTTAACAGTCAGCGCGGTAGAATGTTCTGCCCAATACGCGGCAAATATCACAGTAGGCTCTGGTACATTATGCGCTAGTGCAGTGGCTGGTGGTAATCGCACACGACTGAAGGGATATTCGATTGTTTCCGCTGGAACGGCAGGGTTAGTTGATTTCATTAATGGTACTCCAGACAGCGGCACTATCATATTTAAAGCGCAAACAATTGGCACAGACAATGCCACTGTGGATAACACCATTCCAGACGAAGGTATGTTGTTTAAGGCTGGTCTATCTGTGAAATATACACTTGCCACAGTCGTATTAATGAATGTGTTTTTCGCATAGGGGTTTTAAATGGCAACTTCAGGAACCGTAGCGTTTAAGCCAGATGTCCAAGAGATTATCACTGAGGCGTTTGAGCGTTGCGGTATCGATCCGCAGGTTCAGACAGGTGACAGGGCTGTGTCAGCACGGCGCAGCCTTAACCTACTCTTCTCTGAGTGGGCTAACAGGGGTATTAACTACTGGGCGCTGTCTCAGAAGACTTTGACCCTAGTGAACGGCCAGACAACGCCATACACACTTCCCGCAGGCACTATCGATATCTTAGACGCGGTTATCCGCGATACATCTGGGGCAAGCACGTCTGACCAAATTATTAATCGTGTGTCGATTGCTGATTACAACCAACTGCCAAACAAGACGTCTAGCGGAAAGCCAAGCCAGTACATGCTGGACAAGCAGATCACGCCAGTTCTGTACCTTTGGCAGATACCAGACAGGACAACGTACAGCATCATTTACTGGGCGATAAACCAGCTTGAGGACGTTAACGCCTCCAATCAGGATGCAGACATCCCATACCGCTGGAACGAATGCATTTGCGCTGGCTTGGCAAGTAAGCTGTCACTCAAGTTTGCAAATGAGAAGTTCACAATACTAAATGAGATGTATGAACGAGCGTTTAGCTTTGCGGCGTCTAATGACAATGACGGTGTGAGTTTGAGGATTCAGCCCACTGCGCTGAACTTGTCTTAATGGCAAAATACGCAAGAGGAAAAAAATCCTACGCAATAAGCGACATAAGTGGACTTAGAGTAAAATATTCTAAGTTAAAAACCACTTGGGATGGCTTGCGTGTTTCGCCAGAAGACTTTGAGCCAAAGCACCCGCAGCTCACGCCAGCAAAAAATGTTGTCGATGCCACGGCGCTTATGGATGGCCGTCCAGATAATGACCCTGAAAATGTTGTTGTATTTGTTGGCTTTACCCAAGACTGGACAATTGACAGGCGGCTTCTCCCGCCAGTCGGCGTTCCAGCTTTTGGTGGCGTTGGAAATAATGAGTTTTTATCACTAAGAAATCAGACTGGCGTTGGCGGCGATGCAGATGTTGGCAGCGTATCTCTGTTTATTACTATTGACATGATAGTGACGGGGCTGGGCGGCACTGCTGGCGTGGGTTCTGAGTTAGGTGAAGTTGAAGACCTTATTGGCGGCGTTGGTGGCGACAGCGGCGTTGGGACAGGAAATATAAATGGATTGCCTGCGATCACAGGCGCAGCCGGCGCTGGTGGCGTTGGAACCATTGTTGCTGTTGAAGCATTTGGTTGGGGCCAAGGCGCATGGAACCAAGGCGCTTGGGGCGACCAAGAGGGCGTACCGCATATTCTTGGCGCAGCGGGTGGAGCAGGCGGCGTAGGTTCGACATCTGTCCTGCTTATTACTTCTTGGGGTCAATCTGGATATGGTGAAAACACATGGAATTAAGGTTGAATAAATGAATTATACAACATTAAAGGCGAGTATCCAAAACTTTTTGGAAGACGATTCAGCAGAGCTGGTGGCGTCAATCGATCAAATCATAGCGCAGGCGGAAGATATTATCTTTCAGCGCCTGCCAAATCTCCCGTGCTTTCGCCAGACATCTTCAGCGGCCAATTTGGTTGCAGGCACTGCTGACTATGTCGTGCCATCTGCGCGTATGATTAGGCAGGTATCGGTGGTAAGTACAAATGTTACGAGATACCTTGACCACAGAGTTGATTCATACCTTCGGGACTTCTGGCCGAATGCAACTTTGCGCGAAGCACCAAAGTTTTACAGCACCAAGTCAGCTAATACTTCTGGCACTACCATAACAATTGCCCCAACGCCAAGTGCGGCTGACCCATACTTAGTGGACTTTATTGCACCTGAAACTGGGCTAAGTGCTGCTAACGCAAATACATGGGTTGGCGACAATGCAGAAAATGTGTTACTATCAGCATGTTTATACGAGGCGTCTGCGTTTCTTAAAGCTGGAGAGACTTTGGCGCTATATAAGACACAATTTGACGAAGCCCTGCAATTGTTTGTACAAGAGATGCAACGCGATTACGCAGCAGAATATAACGGAGGTCTATAATGGCTATATCACAAGCAATGTCCACACTGTTCAAGAAAGATGTCCTGCTGGGCGATCACCACCTTGACACAGACAGCATCTACATTGCGCTCTACACCAGCAGCGCAACTCTAAATGCAACCACTGACGGATACGTAACTGGAAACGAAGTGGCTAACGGAAATGGCTACACGACTGGTGGAGAGGCGCTGGCAAGTAAGACTGTCATCGAAAACAGTACGAGTGGTTGCTTTGATGCGGCAAATCCAGAGTGGACAAGCGCCACATTCACAGCGCGTGGCGCACTAATTTACAACAAGACATTAGGCGATGCATCGTCTAATTCTCGCGGCGCAATCGCCATATTAGATTTTGGTGGAGACTTTGCCGTCAGCGGAGGCACGTTTCGCGTAGTGTTCCCGGCTCAGACAAAAGACACCGCAATTGTAAGGATCGACTGATATGGCTAGTACCTTTGTAAATGACCTTCG